GTTGCTGCCAGAAGTTTACAAGAGGTTCGTACAAATCATTCACCCAAATATTTAACGAGGGATATTTCTTGGTGATATAAATCGCAACACTTCCTCCTCCAAGAAAGGGTTCACGAAACTCATCATAGTTACGAAGGTCTGGGAAGTAAGGACACATTTTCTCACAAGCACGGGACTTACCGCCAGGGTAGCGTAAAGGCGTCTTAAGAGATTTCATTCAAACTCTCCAGTTTTATTACCTGTATTCATTGGTGGGTATGGATCATAAACCTCACAAGTCACACGAATATCAGCACCATTTGTTGCTTCTGCCATCTCACGATAACCAGATCCAACATAAATCTGACCACCTACTACGGCAACTGCCATAGCACCCCAGAAAATGTAATACCACTTTGATTTTACTTGATGTCTCATTTGAATTCACACTCAATCATAATCTCAGTTAATGCTGCTAGGATGTTAATTTCCTGATCAGCCACGAACGCACATTGGTATTGATACTTAGCAATAATAAGAACGGCAGCAGGGATAGACTGGGGAAGTAAGCAATCATAAGCGGAGTCATAAACCCTGCGAAGAATGTCAGAAGCATCGTTGTCCAGGTTGGAGACCACCCACTTACGAACTTCTGGGAAGTTTTTGTCTTTGAGATGTTTGATGAGATCATTTACCTTTACATCACTAAAAGTTGCAAGAATACCCGAGTTGATTTCTCCTCCCGACGAATAGCGTTGGCACTCATTGAGGACTCGTCGCCAATCGGGGAAATGTTTGTTAATAAGTTCGATGAGAACTTTGTTATCGAATTCAACACCTTCTTTTTGTAGGATGTCTTGAAGGCGTCCATAAAAACCTGCAGCAAGGTTGGCTTTCTCCTTCCCTTTGATATTGAAGTCCACAACGGCGCATCGGGAGTGGAGAGGTTCAATGATTTTGTTTTTGTAGTTGCAGGTGAAAATGAATCTGCAATTGTTACTAAACTCCTCAATAGACGCCCGTAAGAGGAGTTGAACGTCGTTGGTTGTGTTATCTGCCTCATCAATAATGATGACTTTGTGTTTAGCAGTTGACGAAAGTGAGACGGTCGAAGCGAAGTTTTTCGCAGTGTTTCGGACAGTATCAAGGAATCTACCTTCATCGGATCCGTTAATGACATATACATCTACTCCCAATTCGTTACAGAGTGCTTTTGCTACGGTTGTTTTACCACAACCAGCAGGTCCCGAAAGAAGAAGATTAGGAACCTCACCTTTATCTAGAAAGTCTTTAAAAGTTTTTTTAGTTGCATCTGGAAGGATACAATCTTCAATTGTTTTGGGTCGATACTTCTCAACCCACAAAAATTCATCACGACTCATAATGTTTATATCCAATCAGGTTTTTTTAAATAAGAACTTGGGACAATCTCCCACCATTCTTTCCCGTCAAAAATATACAACTTGCATGTATCTTTGTCAAGGAAAACATCACCTTTTTGATATTTCATACCCAATCAGGTTTTCGTTTTGGCATACGAAGATAATTAGATGCAACCCAAGGTTTGGATGCGATATACATCTTGTAAGCAGTAAAAGTGTCAATGCTTGTGTCAAATTTATATTCATCTGGCATAGCACGGGCAAAGGGTGTTACTTCTGTAATTTTACCTTTGGGAAACAAATAGTATGCATCCACAAGAGTTTTATAACAGGAGTGAGTTTTATTATACCGCAGGCAGTATTCATCGGACAAATTCAATCCCCACTTGATTAACCAGTAGGCATTATGAATATTCTCCATAGCCCATTTAGTACAGGGATGATTGCGGAATGCTCCCTTCTCTGTCTTGTAGGGTGTTCCATCTGCTTTAGGAAGGGTTCCATATCCATGCCCCCATTTGTCAGAGGCAACGATAGAGAGCATCTGACAGCACTCTAGGGGCATCTTGACAATGTGTTTGTCGGGGAGGCAAATGGCACTTTCCGCAGGAAATGGCGATGTGGCGAAAATATTCATCCAAATGTAGAATCAGGTTCCAGAGCAATATAATAGCAGAGGTCGTGGTTCTTGGAAGTAAACCGTGACAAAAGTTTTTGAGATACGACTACCTCATAAGTTCCAGGAAGAACTTTGATATTCTCAACTTTAAAATTGAAAACAAACTCAGAGTCAGTTTCACCAACAACGATTGCAAAATCATTGGAGGTATCATTCTTCTTATCACGAACCACCAGTTTTACAACACCACCTTCACCAACGGCAGAGATGTCAGGAAGTTGATAAACTGCTGCTGCCTTGAGGAGTTTATCTAGTTGTTCAGTACTCAATTCAAAACAAACATCTTCACTAGGAAGATTAATTGCTTTATCAGGAGGAGTAATGATAACGCTAGGATCTGCAAAGAAATACTTTGAACGCATTTTACCTTCGCGGATAACTACATATCCATCATTAGCAAAATCAAGTTCAGGATTTTGATGAAGATTCAATCCATTGAGAAACTGGTTCAAATCATAAACACCAAAATCTTGAGGAAACTCTTCAGTAATTGTTGCTTCAGCAAGAATATTCTTCATCACACTAATTGTGCGAAGTTTACTTCCTTCTTTAAACAAAATAGATTGATTAATAGAAGAGAAGTTCTTAAGAACAGAAAGAGTTTTATCAGAAAGTTTCATAATCAATAGTTGTAAGTGTTAGTAGTATTTTTATGAAGTCCAGCAAAGTGGTAAAGAAGAATACAATAGTGGATTGCTTTCAGAATGTCCATCTTAGATTTACCATTCTTCTTACCAAAGCGAGAGAGATACTTGATGGCATTTGAACGAGTAAATGCTTCTGCATCACCGATACTCTCAATCAAATCAAGAGTTTGAGTTTTAGATTGCTCGGAAGTATAGTGAGAATGATAAGTGCTAGAAAGATATTGCTCAACTTCCTTAAGAGTTTTATCTTCTTCGTATTTCCAGAAACCGTTTTTATTTGTATCTTCGGGCACAATCAAATTAAATGTAGATGGTGAATTAAATGAAATGTGATCTTCTCCAAGTCCACCAGGAAGTCGTGAACCAAGAACAAGCATATCGGGAGAAGGGCAAGGATTTCCTGTCAGGCTGATTCCATCATTTTCCCAGAAATCTTGGTTTGGAATTGAACTTTCGTAAGTGCTTTCAAAATTTTCAGACATTGTGATTCATAGTAAAGGACAAAAAGAGGAGGCACTTTTTACCTCCCCATATTCTATCAGAAAGGAGCGTCTTGAGCAACCTCTTCAGTGGGCATTTGGAAATCAGCATCCACCTTGTCATACAGTTCAAGGAATGCTTGTTTGGTTTCGTCATCAAAACGATTCACACAAACTTGGATTGCCTTTGCTTTATCTTGGAAGATACTGTAGGCACGAATGATGTGAACCAAGCGACGGGTGCTGATGATTTCCTCAATGCCACCATCGAAGAATGTCTTGCGGATGATGTCTGCCCAGTCCACCAGACGCTTGCAGAAATCCCTATCTTCCACGCCAAGATCCAACGCAATACCCTCAAGAATTTTTTGTTCGGTAGCAGGAGCAGGATAGGACTGCTCAAATGTCACGGGGAAGCGTTCAAGGAATGCCTCGTTGAGCACGTTGGTGCCGATGAAACGTCCGTCATCAGAACCCTTACCCTTAGTGTTTGCGGTAGCAATCACATTGAAACCAGAGGCAGGTTTTACAAACTTGCCGATTTTCTTAAGGAACACACCTTTTCCTTCTAGCACGGATTGTAGACAAAGGATTTTGTTGGAGGCAAGGTCAATCTCGTCAAGGAGCAAGATCGCTCCGCGTTGGAGTGCTTCGATGACAGGACCATTGTGCCAAACAGTGGCACCATCAACAAGGCGAAAACCACCAATAAGATCATCTTCATCAGTTTCAATAGTAATATTTACACGAATCAATTCACGCTTAAGTTGAGCACACGCTTGCTCCACACTGAACGTTTTACCGTTACCCGACAAACCCGTAATAAACGCAGGATAAAAGATACGGGACTGAATAATTTTTTTAATATCACCAAAGTTACCAAACTTGACGAAGGTATCATCTTTATCTGGAATGAGATTTTGTTCTACAGCAGGGAGCGCAGCAGGTGCTTGAAAAGTACGTTCAATTTCTTCAACTTTTTGTACAGTAACTTCAAGATTCCACCTACCACGTCCAACTTTAAACTGTTCCAAATGTTTGGTAACAGTGGGATAAGAAATATCCTTAGAAGCACAATAACCGCGAACATCTGCAGAGGTAAATTCTTTACCAAATGTGTTTTTCAAATCATCAATAATTTGATTACCAGTCATTTGAGTGCGGGGCATAATAAGAGGGGTTTGTTTCAACTGAAGTCATTATACAAGGGAAAAGCAACGAATTTATTCTTTGAGGGTCAGTTTACCAACTGGTTTTTGAGTTCTTCAAGATACTCTTCACTGCAAAGACAAGCAGTATATCCTGGATAATACTTATTCATTAAAGCAGGTATTCCTTTTGCAGTAATGCTACTGTTGCAAACTATCCATACCTCTTTAACATCACACTTTACAATATGGTTAAGTGGAAATTTTTGTTTCATGCTACCAAAGAAATAAATTCACCAAGAACTTTCTTATTTAGTTTTTTAGTCTTAAGTGATTTGACAAAAGCAGATTTGATTTGAGATTTGGTAGCATCTTCCGCAACATCAAATTCAGAATCTTGCGACAAGGCAGTTGAAGATAATCCAAAATAGGCATCATATCCAGAATTGGTAATTGTAAAACTTTTCAGTTTTTTCCAGTCATTTTGAATTTTTTGATATTGACTATCATTATCAGTATGATACAGATTGATAAAACGATTAGCATTACGACTTTCAAGGACACGAATACCAATAAAGTTTACTGAAGAAAACTTATCTTTAAGGTTGCGAAGAAGAGCATCAGTAAATTGATGGTATCCATAATCAAACTTATAAGTGGCTCCTAGTTTGCGATCACGGAGAAAAGTACTATAAGGATTAATATGACGAGTGCCAATATATGGTTCTTTTTCCCAGGCACGTTTCACTTCACGATGATATGGAAGATGATTTGCCTCACCATCGGTTAGAACAATACACTGAACTTTCTGCAGTTTATTTTCTCGTTGAAACTTTGGAAGAATCTGATGAAGAGAAATCAATGCTTCATTCAGAGGAGTCCCAGAAAGACACATGCGATTAGGATATGTATAGGGAGTTTGGTAAGTATTTCCATAATACACAGCAAGTCGCCAAATATTCAACATTTGATGCTCCAGTTCTTTACCAGAAACTTTGCTAGTAAGAATATTCATCAAAGAAAAACTTTCATCAACAGCAAGAAGATTTTCTTTCTTTTCGTAATGAGAAGTTCTATCAGCAGATTTAAACGTTCCAGTTGCATAATCGTGCTGTCCACGCCGCCACTCATTGGTAAAAGCATAAACCTCAAAAGGAATAGAAACTTTTTTACAGAACCAAACAAGATTAAAAAGTTGCTTACAGGTATCGGCAAGAACTTGAGACATAGAACCGCTCCAGTCAAGAATAAAAACTAATCCATGATTCTTACCATCAGGAATTACGGTAACCTTTTTGAAAAGATCTTCGCTGTACTTATAAGTATGGAGACGAGAAGTATCAAGAACGCCAGTACGAGCAGTAGAAGCGCGAGAGTAACTATCCGCTGCTTTACGACACTCAAACTCCTTTACCAGATAGTTTACTTCTTTCTGAGCCGAAATTTTAAACTTTCTAAATTCAGTATCTGCTTTTAGAAATAAACTGATTGGGGTAAGATGATTGTAATTTTCTTTCAGAGTTTCCTCATAAGATTTTTGTTGTTGCTGAAAAGAAGCGTCAATGTGAGCGTGAACTTCTTCATTCTTACCGATAATAGTTTCAAGATTAACCTGAGGAATTTCTACGTAAATATTTTCATATCCATCATCATTTACCAAATCACGAATTTTATCTTCTAAAGATTCTGCAGTACGGACTTCTGGTTCTTCTTTATTATCAGGAACGATATTAGATTCGCCATGAGCAGAACCTTCATTTTCATTTTGTTCTGCTTCTGATTTATTTGTTTCCCCCTCTTGCTCCTCCTCATTTTGTTCAGTTTCTACTTCTTGTTGTGTAGATGAAGTAGAGTTGCCTTGCGTCTCATGATTATCAAAACTAGCAACTTTTTGTTGTTGTTCTTTTTCTTTTTTGCAATACTTATAAAGTGCTTCTGCAGCAATCAAAACATCAGAAAAAGTTTCAGTATCTGCAATTTGATTAATAATTTGCATTTCTTCACCACGTTCAATAGGAACATCAATGAAGTTTCCTACCTTGAACCACAAATTTGCACGATCAGCAAGATTAAAACTTGAAATATTTTCATCCTCAAGTTGAAAGAAATCTTCTTCGTTCAGTTCTCTATATCCATTAAAGAATGTCTTAGCAAGTCCCAGATACTTCCGCTTCATCAGTTTTTCGATGCGGACATCTTCAACCACATTCACAAACTGAGCAGGAACTTTTACTTTCTCAGTCCAATCCTCATCAGGAGTAAAAAGAGCATGTCCTACTTCATGCCCAACCAACAAATCATACACAGTATTGCTAGCTTTCTCCCACAAAGGAAGAGTCAGGACACGAGTATGAACGTTAAAGCAAGCAGTAGAAACTTTCTTATGCTCAACCACAAGATCTTCCGTGGCAAGCAGTTTAGCAAGTTGGGATTTAATTTCGTGGCGAATAGACATGAGTGTTACTTCGTATAAACGTATAATACAAAAGAACCTCCCTTTTTGGGGGAGGTTCTGTGACGCTTTTTGAACTGGGCAAGTCGTGCTTTTGCTTGCCTCAGTGCTTGTGGTTTTAACTTTCTTTTCTGAGGTTTCCCAGAGTTGTGTTTCCAGTTTGGGACTTGCATTGTTCTTAAGTGGTTCATGCCACCATATGTGAAAAACCTTTGACTTTCTCAAATTTTATGACACTTTCAAATTTGTCCTCTAATCCTGTCTTGTGAGAGATGACGAAAATATTTGCATCTTTAATCACGTAGCGGATAATCTTAAGGAACTCTTCTGTTCCAAATCCATCAAGTGAAGAATCAAATACCTCATCCATAATCAGAAGATTTGTATTAACTGAATTTTTCATTCTTGCAACTTCTCTCCAAGTAAAAAGTAGTGCAAGATCGATTCTCATTTTCTCCCCTTCACTGAAAGAAGCATAGGAGAAATCTTCATGAATGGGTGACTTGACGGTTTCGTTAAACTCCTCATCAAGAACGAAGTTAATATAAAAGTCCATCATCTGAAGATAACGGTTAACTTGCTGATTTATCAGCGGTAGATACTTCTTAATGATTTTGGATTTAACTCCACCGTCTTTAAGCAAACTATACGAAAAATCGTAGTAGTTGATTGTGTCTTTTTTAGAAGCGAGTTCGTTGTATGTAGTTTTTAAATTGTCTTTGAAGGATTCTAACTTCTCATGTTCAGAATTTCGGTTTGCAAGGTTCTCGGTAAGAACTTGAATTTCTTGTTCAAGATTTCTGATTTGCTTTCGCAATCCATTAATCTTAATATTGTTTTGAGAAATGCCATTCGTTAATTTTGAAATCTCCTTCGTAAGAGCAGTGAATTGACGCTCTCGCTCCTCTTCCTCTTTAATTGCCTCCTCTAGTTCTTTATAACCAGATTGCAACTCCTTTGCTTTATCTTGAGCGTCCTTAATTCTATTTATTCTAAAGGTTTCTTCAATAGGTTGAGTGCAGGTGGGGCATACCGAATTCTCAGTAAAGAATTTATGCTCTTTAGTAATAGTAGATACTTTTTGAGAAATTTTGCCTTTGAGGTTTCCTAACTTACGGAGTTTTTCAGCATATCCAGTGATTGCATCTTGCTCACGAATAAGTGCCCTAAGCGGATCTTCTACAGACTCATTTTCCTGAGTATATTGTTCAATTTCTTTATCCAAATCGGAAATTTTCCGATTATTGTTGTTTATATTATCTTTTCCTCGGTTCTCAAGTTCTCCAATAAACTCTTCTTGCATCTTGACTTTATCAAGTAAAGATTCTTTCTTAAGTTCATAAACTTTAACTTCTTCTTTGATTGATCGGATCTTTTCCTTAATCAAATTATTCATTGAAGAAAAAATCTTAATATCAAGCAAATCCTCAATCACTTCTCTACGATGAGCAGCGGGGAGTTGCATAAATGGAACAAAAGTGCTGCTACCAAGAATAACAATCTGAGTAAAAGACTTATAGTTCATCTTTAGAACATTCTGCTCCAACCATTTTTGTTGATCCAGTGCTGCTGCAGACTGATCTAATACAGCATCATTTCTCCAAATTTCAAATATGGCAGGTTTGATTCCACGCACAACTTTCCATTCAGTTGATCCAATAGAGAATTCAACCTCAACTCTACAATCCTTTTCATTTACAGAATTGACAAGTTGTGGTTTATTGATTCTGCGAAATGGTTTTCCAAACAAAGAAAAGGTAAGAGCATCTAGAACAGTGGACTTACCAGCACCATTTGTTCCGATGATTAAATTTGTTTTGTTTTTTGTGAAGTCAACTTCAGTAAACTGGTTTCCTGTAGATAGAAAATTTTTCCAGCGAATAGTTTTAAATAAAATCATGTTCAACAGTTGGAGGAATTACAATGTCATTCTTAGTAATAATTGCATATTGGTAATTATAAACATCACATGTTCTCATCATGATGTCATCCTCAATTTCAATTACGTGCATTTCAGGATATCCTTCTTCTTCTAACATCATAGCATATCTAATCGCATCATCTTCTTCTTCAAATAAGTATAATACTTGTTCACCATCTTGATTGGAAACTGAATATGCACCTTCAGTTTCCTTTCCATGAATAGTTAAAATAAACATTACACTAATTCACATGCCTCTTGATAAATTTCTTGAATCATTCTTTGAACGATTGATTTATCAAGATTGATTTCTGCCTCCTCAATATATCTATTCAGAATAGAAAGTGTGTCTTCAGATTCAAATGCTTCAAAGTCCTCTGTATCTTGAATTACAAAATTTTCTACAATTTTTAGTTCTGCTACATTGGAAGTATATAATTTATCAACAAACTTTTCAAACTTTTTGGTATCCGATTTTTTACGAACAATAATCCTCGCAATTTTATTCTCATATTCACGAGAATCAAAAGTTTGATAATCAGTGTCCTCGTAATAGATGTTGTAAAATAAACGATAAGGATTGTTGACAGGTTCGTGAGTTAATGTTTCAGTATCAAAGATGTGAAATCCCCTTTTGTCATTCACATCATTCCAAAACATCTCATAAGGATTTCCTAGGTAGAAGACTGTTCCGTTATCCGATCTAGTGTGATAGTGTCCCGAGTAGACCCTGGCGAACTTACCAAATAGTTTGCTCTCCAAACCATGCTCCATGACGATTTGTTTATTAACTCTAAATCCTTGGAGCTCAAGGTGCCCCATCGCACACGAGCAAGTTGTCTTTTCAATAAGTTTAAGAGTGTTTGCTTCATTTTCTTGATTAATCCAAGGTATAAAAAGTACAGGTAGTTGACCCAACATCACTTCAGTTGGTTCTGAATAAACAGTCACATTATCATACTCACGAAGTAAAAGATCAACAGCATTTACTTCGTTAGTATTTTTATAGTATGCGGTATGATTGCCAACAATCGTATGAACCTTTACTCCCATTTCTTGGAGACGGTCATAGTAATTGTTCTTTGCCCAAGATAAAGCAGAAAAGTCAATACCTTTACGACTATCAAAGGTATCTCCCATATCAACAATCGTAGTGATACCTTCTTCTTCTAAGGTTGGGAAGAAGACATCATTATAAAACTTCAAGAAATAATCATGGAAAAGTTTAGAATTTTTCCTTGCCCCGAAGTGCTGATCGGTGATAATAGCGACTTTCATTCAGTACCGAAGTTTAGAGTGTACAGCGTCTTTGATGCTATTATAGTCGCTATAGTTGTTACCGTCAAGGGTATTGTTGTCATCAAATACTTCGCTGTAACCAGAACGTTCAATAATCTTGTTCTTGATTTCTAACTGACGCTTCTCTCTTTGAATACGACGGAGGAATGCGTAGTGAATGATTTGAGTGAAGTATGCAAAAGGATTCTGCGACTTCTCTGGATTGAAGTTGTGAATGTATTGAACACAGTTCTCAATTCCATCAGAAATCATATCCTCCTTGAACATGTAGTTCACGAAGTTTGGTTTGAATGAAAGGTGATTGGCAATCTTAAGGAAGCACTCACCAATGTAGCGAGGGATGGGAGGCTTTGGTTTTCCTTGAATCTCTGCGATTTCCTTGTCTTCACGATACTTAATGAGAGCAGCAAGAAACTCTTTGTTGTTGACGTAATGCTCTGACCTCTTTCTCTTGGTCATAACTGCTGTGGTAATCATAAGTTTTTATCATTATTATGTATAAATTATACCACTTAATTAAATACTTGACAAGGTATCCAAAAGTGTGTACAATAACCTTTGTCGGGGTTGAAAAGATAAGCTTTAACTACTTTTAAATATCTTTTCTAAGATCTCCTTAGCATCGTTTACATTGGAGATATACCCCATTCTCCTATCAATCTTGCATTCATTACCATCTAATTTAGCATTCTGTCTTACATAAGATTGGTACATTGAAATAATCTCAATGTCTTGAGATTCACTCATAGTCATTACATCATCTAAATTTAAGATGAATAAGTCTTCTGTTGTTGTTTTTAACCAAGGTTCAACCTTATAACCAATTACACCTGTTCTATTTTTGATTTCAATAATTATAATCGGATTTGAAACCAACAGCAAAGTTCTATCTTCTTCTTCTGAAGGTGCTACTTTTGCAAATATTTCCTCACCTGATTTTAATTTTATTGTTGCATAGAAGTCGTCTTCAATTCCCATTTGTTTTAAGTTGTACGGAGATTATGTCATAATTAAAATTTTCTTCATTGTATGTCTTAATTCTTTCTATTAGATGATTTAGTGTGTAATTTTTTCTTGATTTGAATGTGCAATCATCTGATATATCATACAGAGTTGCCTTTACTTTATCTTTTCCTTTTCTAAGAACTCGTCCAATGCTTTGAAGGTTTCTGATTCTGGACTTACTTGGTGAGGCGAAGATAACATTATGGAGATTTTTAATATTGATACCTGTAGAAAAAGTTCCATAAGAAGCAACGATAATTGCGTTGTTTTCTCTTTCTGTAATCTCTCTGACTAATTCTCTTTCTTCAGCATCAACACCACCATGGACGAAGAAAACTTTTCTATCACTTCGCTTTTTAGTATTTATCATTTCATATAACACTGCTCCATGTGCTTCTACTCTACTGAACAGCACAAGCGTGTTTCCTTTTAAGTCAAGAGTAAGATTGGTAATAAATTTATTTCTCTGCTCATGGGAAATTAAATACTGTATCTCATCTTCATAAGTTTCAAACCTTTGTGGATCGTGTTTTAAAACAATGCATTGAATATCAAGTTGAGAAAGATGACCTTGCTTCATCAATTCATCAGTTCTTGTTACTTTGTATGATGGTCCAAACAAACCCTCCAGAACCCATTTATGAGTTTGTGTTCCATCTAATGTTCCAGTAAAACCAAAACGATACTTGGCATGATGAAGTTTGGTCATAATCTCAATCAGAGATTTGCTCTTGAATAAATGTGCTTCATCACCTATAATGACACCATAATCTTCAAAGAATGAACGCTCTAGTTTATATACGGATTGCCAAGTAGTAATTGTGACTGGATATTCATTTGTTTTTTCTCTACCAGAATAGATACGGTGGCAATATGAATCAGCATCCCAACCATAATCAAGGAAATCCTTATACATTTGCTCTACAAGAGATGTCGTTGGAACGACTAAAAGTATTTTTTCGTTCCTATCAACATAGTATCTCACTAACGAATAAATCATCAGAGATTTGCCTGATGCAGTGGGACTTATCAATAGCTTTCGATTATGTTTTAATGCACCATATACTCCCTCAATTTGATACTTCCTCGGAGTATGGGCGCAAATAGAATGCATATAATCTTTGACACCTTCATATGAAATATGCTCATTCTCCTCATATGGAGTGCCATAGAACTTATTGTCTTCAAATTTGTAAGTATAACCATACTGCTTACAAAAGTTGACAATCTTATCCAACAAACCAACATAGATCTGTTTTGATCTCATGTCATACAAATGAATCTCCCCATTCCAATTCCTTCCACGGTACTGGGGCATAAACTTTGCATTAGGAACCTCAAACTTAAAGTGATCTCTAAGTTCATATTCTATGTGAGGTTCTGTATTAATCTTTAAAAATACTTCGTTAGACTTGGAAATAACAAGATTTGCTGTAGTGTCAATCACATAGATCCATTCATCTACAGGTATTTATTTACCCTAGTCCGGAGTTACATCTCATAAACTCA